CCTTCCGGAGCCATCACCGAAGCCATCGTTAATGCTCGTGGCCATGATTTCGGCAGCGAAGATTGCATTGGGTCGCCAGGTTGACGCGATAGTGAACATCGGAGTGTCAGGAATATTGCCAACAGAGTCAGCGGTAATGTTACCGCCGGTACGAGTGGCCTGGACTACGACGCTGAAGGTGCCTGCCTTGCTTGCGGCTTTCTGTCCAGTGATGGACCATCCGCTTGCGGCTGTAGCGATACCAGAGGTGGCGGTGAACGCAGTGAAGTCAGCCTGTCCAAGTACGTTGACACTGGCGAGTACGTTGGTCTCCGTGGAGTCGTACCACCTAGTCAGGTCCGACGTCTGAGCACCAAGAGGCACGACCCTGAAGGTCGTGACACTGGTAGATCCGCTGGTTACACGGGCTCCGGCCGACAGGTCGGTGAAGCCAGCAGGGCCGATGATGACCCTTGCGACACCATCATTGGTATTCCAACGTGACAGGAAGCCTACCTGTGCAGCCGCGCCGGTGATCGTCATCAAGGTGTTGGCTGGATTGGAGCCATTGATGGCCATGCGGCCATCTTCGGAAACGCTGAAGCGGTTTGTTGCTCCAGTGGGGTCGGTGGACCTGAAGGTTGTAGCTACTGAACCATCCGTCGGAGGCACGACAGTGTGACCACCGTTGCCGGTGTTCAGCTTCTGGTAAACGCTACCGCCACTGGACACGTAGAAGATGTCAGTCGTACCGTCAAGCTTCGTAGCCCTGAAACGATAGTTGCCCGCAGCGGCGTCAGCCGCAGCGTCCTTATTGCGAACGATGACCGCGCCACCGTTGGTAATGGATGTAGTATAGGTGGCCGCTGAGGTGGGCTTCAGCGTAAGAAGCTCGACCGAAGGGAAGGCGGCGTCACCGTTGATCGTGGTAGTCCAGCCACCCGTATTGAAGATGTCAATACGGTTCAGGGTTCCCGTTGCCAGCGTGAGAGTCTTATTCGTGAGGGTCTGCACAGCGTCAGTGCCAACGACATTACCGTCGGAGACGCCAAGCCCGTGAACCTGGTTGATGGCGTTCTCGTGATTGCGAGAGTCCGCGAAGTCACGAGCCGAACTAGTGTGACGCACCCTTGCACCAGCCGTGTGGCTAGCAGCGGACGTGCCATCGATGGCACGAGTAACAGTGAGCGTGGTACCGGCAGCAGCAGTGACCTCTACGAGCTCTTCAGTGGAGCCTTCGTAGTCAAGTGCCAACGTGTACGGCGTGAGGGCCGGAAGGCCCGTCACGGAGGCTAGCTGAATGCTCGTGGATGACGGAGTGATAGTCACGACGAGCGTAGTTTCAGCTGCAACGCTTGAGTAATAGCGGATAGTGATGGTGTCCTCCTATGCGTTGAAGGTCTGGTAGGACTCGTACAAACGCTGAAGCCTTGTACGCTCTTCCTGGACCCTGCGAGAGTAGAGGCCTAGGAAGTACTGGGAGATGTTACTAGCGGACCCCATGGGCACCAGCGGTGCCCTCTCAGTGGACTCGATGGATGCCTGCTGAAGTCGTGCCGCTTCATAGGAGGGAAGGAGACGCCAACATGCACCATAGGTGATCATGTCAATGTATCGATCGGGGAAGCCGGTAGTCGTTTCGAAGTCATCGGCGTTGTTCACGAGGACATTAGGCTTCTTCGTGTATGACACGCGAACGTTTCGCCCGGGAACAACTCCGTTGTTACCGAGAGCAATGATGATGCTCTTGCCGGTGGGCGTAGGCGTAGGCTTGACCTGACCGGGTGTGACGCTAGCCATTGGATTGAAGCGCCATGCAGTCTGAGGACGCCAGACACCCGACGGGCCAATCGTATTCGACGTCACCTTGTACACATCGTCCGCGTCAGCGGGGATGGGGTACTCGTATCGAGCCGCAAGGAATGGGAACTCATAGTTGGCGAATACATACAGGTCCGGGTAGACACCGTTGATGGTGTCATTAATGGCTTCCTTGATGCGTGCGCGAGGGAAGCGAGGGTCATTGGTTACCAAGGTCCCAGCCGTGTGGGCTGCTGCGACGGTTCCATCTGACCCCCGACCGAACGCACCCGACATGACGGTAGCCACGCCTGATACTCGGTCGTACTTCTTGATGATCATCATCTCGTCATCGATCTCAACCAAGCCGCGACTGAGACTTGCAACGGTCTCAGCGTCAACGGTGATGGTTGGATCCGTGGCAGTGATGTCTTGCATCAAGAACGATACAGCTGCCTGGTCTTTCGTGTAACCCAAGAGCTGCTGCTTTGTGCGCTCTACGATCTGTTCAAACGTCGCTGCCACGGAACTTCCTTACAGTAGGTAACCGATTGCGCTACAGACGGCCGTGGCTCCACCATCAATACTTACGTCAATGCCGGTTCCACCGGCAACACCGTAGACGTAAATGTTTGGCGTGGAAGTAACGACAACCTGAGCATCAGACGTAGTGCCGGTACTCAGCGTGACCGCGATTAGTGACACCGCTGGATCAGGCACCGCGCCGGGCGGAGTTGTATTAATGGTTACGCTAGAGGTCTGACTAGCGCCGACCAGCGTTGCAGACAGTGACAGGTATCCAAACCAGACGCGACCGACAGGAATGGTGATAATCACACTGTCATCTAGCACGCTGCCTGAAAGGTTGTCCTGTATGCGCGGCAAGTAGGGGTTGACCTTTACCGTTTGTTCAGCCATAGCTACTCCTTAGGCAGCCTGAAATGCAACTCCCGTGGAGTCACTTAGCCTCATTGCTTCGTTCACCTTAGCCATGGTTGTTCCGGCAGGCTGAACGCCCTGACGACGAGCATCCCGGTAAGCGGAAAGCTCACTGTCCCAACGCTTGGAAGCGCCAGTATCAGAGAGATTGGGGGCCACGTACAAGCCCTTAGATCGCATGCACGCCCCGAAGGTGGCGTGATCCTTGGTGACGCATGCACTCGAACAGTTCTGTCCGCAGGTGCAACCACTCGGGTCACGCCCGCACTGCGGGCAGCGAGGACAGTTAGCCTCAGTCACGGTCACCAACAGAGTTAGTGGTGTAGATGCCCTGCCGGAACGAGTCATGATTCGAACCCATCGCAGCATACTTGTGCCCACGGATGATCTCAAAGAGACCTTCCTCAAGGATTCCTTTTTCATTGTTCTCCGTCAGAGTGTTGTTACCACCGGGACCGGCAGTACAGAAGCGGCACAGGCCGCACGGCGGGCTGTGCAGGCATGACATCGGCTCCTTGGCCGGGTCATAGATAGCGTTTTCCATCATGGTAACTCCTAGTTTACGAGGGCAGAGAAGGACGCTGCCATCATGTGTGCGAAGTAGGTGTGACCGGCATCCGTCGGGTGGACAGCGTCCGTACCGATGAAGATGTCGGCATTACCTGAGCCAGTAGTGGCTCCGACTCGACCAGTCCCTGTAATCCAGGGGCCGAAGTTGGCAATCTGTCGCTCGTAACTGTCGTATACAAGCCCAGTCTGCGGCTCGATGAATGGGAGGTCCTTGAGGAATGCACGAGCCTTGATGGTGGCATTGGTAGCCGTGCGAGCTGCACCTACGGTGGCGCTCGGAGAGAACGGACCGACAATGATGAGCTTGCACAGTGGGGCACCCGACTGAATTGTCTCAATCGTAGCCTCACAGGCCATGTCAATCTGATTCAGTACGACAGGGTCGACGGTGGCATCGTTGTAACCGGCAGCCATGATGACATAGTCCGGGAGATAGGTGACGACGTCCCTCTGTGCCCTATTGGGGAGCGTATCGAAGGAGCCCGGCGTAATGTACCCAGTGCCACCGCGAGACTGGTCCCACGTGTCGCTGATGTTCATCAGTCGACCGAACCTTTTGAGCCACGTTCCCTGTCCAGCGCCGGTGTTCTGTGCGCTGCCGTCGGTGTAGCTATCACCGAAGCCCATAAGACGAATGGAAGAGGGAAGTGAGTACCAGAGACTGTCTATTGGTCCAGTGAAAATCCCACCGAACGGCATAGTGGAGAACTCAAAGCGGATCTTGCGAGCCGCAACCGAACCAAGGTCGAACTTCAATACGTTCGAAGATCCCGCAGTAGGCGGGATCGCAATGGTCACGGTCAGGTCGGTAGTCTTGCGATCGTTGATGTACATCCGGTACTGAGTTGAAGTACTGACGTACTTGTACTTTAGTTCGAAGATCTGCCCGTAATACATGAACTCGACGGCATAGTTGGACTGGCCGGAGGCGTATGTATTGGGATACCGAGACGTCGGCAGGACATAGGAAGGGTCAGGAGCGCTTGTGCCGATGATGAAGTCGCCCGCGCCAAGGTAATTGAAGGGCCCCGTCTTGTCCGTCGTGACCAGGGCCACACCTGCGGGTGCCCACTTCTGCGCTGACGCAATGGTGGAACCGGCCTGCTGGGTATTCGTAATAACTGGAGCGGTGCCCGCGTAGAGGGCATCAGCGTCGCCAATGTTCTCGACATTGAAAGGAATGAGAAGGTTTCCGCTCGTTGAGTTAATGCTATCGACTGCCATGTTTCCCCTATACCGCAGTGAAGTTCAATGTAGTGGCGACCCCGGAGGAGATCATGTCTGCCTTGACCGTGTCATCCACTATATGTTCATAGCCACCACGGAAGTAGTGGAGTCCAGTGTTAGCGATACCTTCAACGGGGGGCAGATTGGTTGCCCCAAGCTCGTTGGTGTATGCATCGTAGCGGACCTCTACGTATACGCCTGGCGTGATCTCCTTGACGGAGATGGCACGAGGAATCCTGTATCGGATGTGAAGTGAGTTGTAGGCCATGGGAGCCTCGTCCGTGGTATTGCTGGTGAAAAGCCAGTTGGCCATGTCAGAGGCTCCCTAGGTATTAGTAGCGGGTCGAGACGAACCAGTTCAGGCCATCACTGAAGAGCGTGACAGCGTGGAACGCTGAAGCCGCGAGGACTTCAGTAGCAGCGCCATTGATGGTGTCTCCACCGGTGGCGGTAATCGTAATCGCGAACGCGCTAGCATCCTTGATGACGACGTAGCAGCGGCCCGGCTGAATCAGGTCAGCGGTGGGCAGGGTGACCGCGTAAGCGCCGGTGGCAGAGCAGATGAGAACATAGTCGTTCGCATTCAGCGTAGTGGCAACGGCGGAGGCGCGCGTGGTGAAGCTGGTGTTATCAAGTCCAGACATCTGTTACTCCTTCTAGCAGGAAAGGGGCCCCCGTAGGGGCCCCAACCTATTACGTCAGGTGGATCGAAGAGGAGGTCTCGGTACGGATGAGAGCCTCGGGACGGTACAGGGACCATCCAGCAACGCCGTACCAACCCAGGGGCTGGAAACGGGTGAGCTTGTCAACGACCGGACCGCGAACCGTGTGGAACTCTTCCGCAACGGCCTCAGCAAGAGCCTGCTGGCCCATGGTGTAGGTATTGAAGACACGAGTCGGGGTCGTACCCGCGTTGACGGAGTTGATGGCACGAGGAGTCTCAATGAAGACGGCACCTTCGTACTCGCCAATCTCGCCAGACCAGATGTTACCGGCTGCCGAGTAGTTGTGCGGGTCACGCCATGCAGCGTTGCCAGTCTCCGCACGCAGGTCGTGAGAGACCTCCGGGTGCAGGTACGTGGTGTAGTAGGAACCCTTGTTCGGGTGAACCTTCTGGGTACGCAGCTTGGCAACGGCCAGTCGCGCAGCGCGCGA